AATAATCCAGATTCTGAAAGTAATAAGTTTGATACACGAAAACATTTAGGTCTTCCTTCTTTTTTTAAAAAGTGATATAGCTAGAGGGTTAAATACATATTTAAAACACTCAAAATATATGGTAATAAGCCATTATGCTACAAAAATTAGGTTTTGCCCCAGGATTTAATAAACAAGTCACAGAGACCGGCGCTGAAGGACAATGGTTTGATGGTGATAATGTACGTTTTAGGTATGGTTCACCTGAAAAAATAGGTGGTTGGCAACAACTCGGTTCTAATAAATTAACAGGTGCTGCAAGAGCCCTTCATCATTGGGACGACAATGCTGGTATAAAATACTCTGCAATCGGAACTAATAGAATTCTTTATGCATTTTCTGCAGGCACATATTATGACATACACCCTATACGGGCTACAATTACAGGCGCTAACTTTACAAGCACCGCTGGTAGTGCAACTGTAACTGTAACAGTTGCTTCTGATCATGGTTTAAAAACTGACGATATCGTTTTATTTGATAGCGTGTCAGGGTTATCAGGATCTACTTTTACAAACGCATCTTTTGAAGATCTTAAATTTATGGTGTCTTCAGTTCCTAACTCTAAAACATTTACTGTTACAATGACGGTGGTTGAGTCAGGAACACCGGTAACAAACGCAGGGACAGCATCAGTCTTATGTTATGAATCTGTCGGACCCGCACAACAACTTGGAGGGTTTGGTTGGGGTACAGGACTTTGGTCAGGAACCGCTGCAGGATCTGTAACAACTACTCTTGCATCAAACATAACAAACACCACAGACACAAGTATAACATTAACTAGCTCTGCAGCTTTTCCATCTTCAGGTACAGTGCAGATAGGAACTGAGTTTATTACATTTACAGCAAATAATACGGGAACAGGAGTTTTATCTGGAGGAGCAAGAGGTGCTGCTGGAAGCACGCCTGCAACTCACAGTGCCGGTGCCACTGTACAAAATATTACAGCGTACACTGGTTGGGGAGATGCGAACAATAGTGATTTTGTTATCGACCCTGGTTTATGGGTGCTCGATAATTATGGTACAAAATTAATTGCACTTATATATAATGGTAAATGTTTTGAGTGGGACGCAGCTGCAACAGGAGCTATTAGCACCAGAGCAACTTTAATATCAAATGCTCCTACAGCATCACGACACGTGTTGGTATCAACACCAGACAGGCACTTAGTATTTTTTGGGACAGAGACAACTGTTGGCACAACAACTTCGCAGGACCAAATGTTTATAAGATTTTCTGATCAAGAAAATATTGATGGCACTGACGCATATACAGTTAGAGCCAACAACACTGCAGGTACTCAAAGACTTGCAGATGGATCAAAAATTATGGGTGCTTTAAAAGGTAGAGATGCAATTTATGTATGGACTGACACAGCGTTATTTTTAATGAAATTTGTTGGACAACCTTTTACTTTCTCATTCGAACAAGTCGGTACTAACTGTGGTTTGATTGGTAAAAATGCATGTGTTGAAGTTGATGGTACTGCTTATTGGATGTCAGAAAATGGATTTTTTCAATACGATGGTCAATTAAAATCAATGCCTTGTCTTGTAGAAGATTTTGTTTATGACGATATTAATTTTACTGCTAGAGATCTTATTAATGCAGGTGTAAATAATTTGTTTGGAGAGATAAACTGGTTTTATTGCACAGCTAGTTCAAATCAAATCAACAGGGTAGTTACTTATAATTATTTAGACTCAAGTTCTCAACGTCCTATTTGGACAACTGGAACTTTAGATAGAGCAGCGTGGCAAGACTCTGCAGTTTTTGATAAACCTCATGCAACGTATTATACTCCCTCTGATAATGCATCTACTGATGTTATTGGTAATACAAACGGACTTAGTATATACTATGAACACGAAACAGGGACTAATCAAGTTCTTTCAGGTGGTGCTACAACCGCTATTATTGCGTCAATTAAGTCTGGAGATTTTGACATTACGCAACGTAGAAGTAATACAGGAGCCACAGTAGGAATGCCTGACACTAGAGGAGACGGAGAATTTATAATGAGAATTAGTAGATTTATACCAGATTTTATTGAACAGACAGGTAACACTGCAGTTAAATTTAAAACAAAACTATATCCAAATAGTTCTGAAGTTACAAACAGTTTTACTTGCACATCTTCAACAACTAAAAAAGATATTAGAGTAAGAGCTAGACAAGTAGCTTTAGAAATTTCTAATACAGGTCTTAATGAAGATTGGAAACTAGGAACATTTAGATTAGATATACACCCAGGAGGAAGAAGGTAATGGCTACAGACCAAGAGATACGAGACGCAGGTTTTAAATATATTCCACAACAACAGTATTTATTAAATCCTTTTAAAATACCTGTTGCACCAGAAGCACCAGTAATTAATCAAGGTATTGTAAACACAAATGCTTTTGCTGGCGGGGGTAATGATGGTTTTAGTGTTTACAACGCAGACCCTAATACCATAACAAACATGAACCCTAATATGTACGCTTTGCAAGATGCGAGACGTAATAATGAATTATCTTATGTTGGAAAAAATTTAATGGAACCTAGCGATCCAAATCCTCTTTATAGCACTAACACTGCAGCAATGAAACACATGGAAATGTATCCTGAGCAATATGGTTTAGATAAACCACCTCCATCAAAAGCAGCAGAACTTTTATCAAAAGGAATAAATCTTATACCAGGAATGGGTCTTGTAAAAACAGGGACTGCATTTTTAGGAGATTTTGCAAATCAATTTTTACCTATAAACAGAAGAGCAATAATGGAGAATCAATTAGGTACTCAAGGTGTTATGATAAATGACATTGGTCAAATTGTAGTAGGACAGGGTGGACAGTATAATACACCACAAGGAATTATGGCTGGATACAATGCTAATAAAATGACTGATGAAACTTTTACTAATAGACAAAAAGTAATGAGAGATACATTAACAAATAAATATGGTTTATCTAAAACACAAATTGATGGTTTAATTGGTGGCTCGTTATCGGAAGAAGAAATGGAAGAAATTAATGAAAAAGCATTTAATAAAACATTAAACAGACCGAGTGATTTAATATCTAAAATAAGAAACGTAGAAATAGCTAGAAAAAATTTTGGTAAGGCTACCGATGCAACGGATACAATTTTTGATATTAAAACAGATACTAAGACCAATAACCAAGATGATGGCGGTGGTCCTACATACATTGGTGGAGGAGCGTCTCTTCAAGATGCGGGTGGTATATATGATGGAGGAATGCATAGTGCTGAAGGTGGATTTGAAAATACTGGACCTGCAGGAGTTGATGCTGGAACTGCGGACGTTCAAGATTATGCTGATATTTATGCTAATGGCGGAAGAGTAGGTTTAAGATATGGAGGACTATTAAGTATTTTATAATGGCAAAAATTGTACAATCATTAACTAGAGCAAAACCTGAGTATGAACAATCTAATATACAATCATTAGTCAGGGATCTTGATAGTGTAATTAAAAAATTAAATTCTTCTTTTCAAGAAGAAGTGAAACAGGAGATAGAAGCTAAAAGTTTCTTTCTAGAATAATGGCAGTAGTAAACCAGTATAAATTTGTGGGCATAGACAACAGCACATCAGGAAGCGCTCTTGTTCCCTTTGGAGCAGGTAATCCTACTGTAAACGAAACATACATTATTAAGTCAATATTGGTTACAGCTGCTGGCACACCTACAGTAACAGTTTTAAACAATAGTATAACAGCTATAAAATCAGCAGCTTTAACAGCCAACGTTACGACAGAATTGTTGACCCAACCCATGGTCGTAGAAGGAGGGTCAGCACTAACTGTGCAGTCAAGCAGCACAGATTCATTTGATATAGCAATAAGCTATTTAAATATATTAAAGGAGAAAATAGACTAATGAAAGTATATAACGCTAAAGTAGAAGAAACTTATAGACATAAAAAAACAGGCGAGGTTTTTAAGGAAAGAAAAGACTGGGAAGCTAAGGGTTATAAGCCGGAAGAGATGGCACAAGACGTAAATGTTATTATGCCTCCTCTTGATTTATTTAGTAAAACCAAGTAAACATAGGAATTAAGGTAAATTTATGGCAATATCTAGAATGCAACAACCACAACAGATGCAAGGCGGAATAGGTTCTTTACAAGATCCTAGACAACCTTATTTCTTAGGTAAACTTGTAAAGAAAGCTGGTCGTGCTGTAAAGAAAATTACTAAAAGTCCTTTAGGTAAATTAGCTTTACTAGGTGGTGGACTTTATTTTGCTGGAGGTGGCGGACTTCCCGGTTTTTTAGGAGGCAAAGGTTTAGGTGGTTTTGGTAGTAATAAATTTGGAGCTTTTCTAAAAGGTGGTTTAAAAAATATTAAAAGTGGTGAAGGCATAATGGGTAAATTTGGAAACATGTTTAGAGAAGGTGGTAAGAAAGGTGCTGATTTTAGCATGGGTAGAATGTTAATGGGTGGCCTAGGTGCTACAGCAATTGCAGCTCCATTTTTTATGGGTGGTGGAGATGAAGAGGAAGAGGTTGTAGATGTTATGGACCCAAGATACCAAGTTCAAAGAGCAAAAAATTATTACAGCGGTGCAGGTGATGCAGGTGCTGGTTTAGATTTTATGCCACAAAAAAAATATGTAATGCAAAATTTTTATGCTGCTGATGGTGGACTAGCTGACATACCAAGAGGAGGATACGCTGACGGTATGATTGTCGAAGAAGATGATGAAGAAGAGTATGTAAGATCAGGTGCAGGTATGTCTAGAAGACAACCTCAAACATTTTTAAATATGGGTGGTGGCGCAGGCCAAGCTCAAGCAGAACAAATGCTCATGATGGAGTATGTAAAATACAAAAACAAAGGTGGCGACATGTCCTTTGAACAATTTGTAAAAGCAGTAATGCAAGAAGCTGCACCAGAAGGTGCAGGTATGGAGCAACCACAACCTGTTATGATGGCTGCTAATGGTGGTAGAATTGGTAAACAAGAAGGTGGAGTTATGGAAACTGAAGTATCAGAAGAAATAATGCCTTTACTTGACATGGGTGGCAAAGAAAAAGATTATAGAAATACAGGTGGTTTTGTAGAGCTTGGTAGAAAAGAAAGAGCAGATGATGTGCCAGCAAGACTATCTAAAAATGAATTTGTATTTACAGCAGATGCTGTTAGAAACGCTGGCGGTGGAGACATAGACAAAGGCGCAGAAGTTATGGAAAACTTAATGAATAATTTAGAGCAGGGCGGTGAGATTTCTGAAGAGTCACAAGGTTTAGAAGGAGCACAAGCAATGTATGAACAACAACAAATGTTACAATCGAGGATGATATAATGGCAATAGCAGAATTTTTAGAGCCGGCAGTAAAAGATTACGCTGAACAGGCGAAAGCCACTTACTCCGCACCAATTGATACAACTAAATTTACAGGCAGACAGTTTGTTGCTGGTGAAGATCCATTACAAACACAAGCAATTAATCTTGCAACACAAGGTGTAGGTTCTTATCAACCATTTTTATCTGCAGCACAAGCAGCGCAACAACAAGGAGCTGCAGCTTTAGGACAATCAGCAGCTGCTCTTGGTGGATTAGGTGCTTATCAAACTGCAGCAGGAAACATTGCAGCCGGTGCAGCTGGTATGACAGGACCACAAGCTTACCAACCTTTCATGTCTCCGTATCAATCACAAGTTATAGATGCAACTTTAGCAGAATATGACAAGCAAGGTGCAGCAGGAGAACAAGCTATTAAAGATCAAGCTGTAGCGTTAGGTGGTTTTGGTGGCGGTAGAGAAGGTGCAATGCTAGGTCAGTTTCAATCAGATAGGTTAGCAGATAGAGCAGCATTACAGGCTTCAATGTTACAACAAGGATTTGGTCAAGCTCAACAAGCAGCACAACAAAATTTTCAAAACCAACAAAACTTATTCGGTATGCAACAAGGATTGTTCGGGCAACAGGGAGCTATGTCAGCAGCACAACAAGGTTTAGCTGGAGCGTATGGTAATCAAATGAATCAACAATTTGGTTTATCTAACTTTGGTAGAACTGGTATGGGTCAAGACGTTTCTGCATTAGGATCTCTTGGTGCATTAAGACAAGGTTTAACTCAAGCTCAATTGTCTGCTGATCAACAAGCAGCGCAAACAGGAGCTTATGAACCTTATGGAAGACTTTCACAATACGGCAATACATTAACTGGTTTAGCTGGTGGTGTAGCAGGAGGACAATATTCAGAGCCTCAAGCCACAAGTCCATTCCAAACAGCACTTAGCACAGCGTTAGGTATTGGTGGATTGTACGGAAAAATATTTAAATAGGAAAAATTATGAGACCATTAAATAGACCAATGTTTAGATACGGCGGCCCTATCAAAGAGGGTATCATGGATGGTATTCGAGAACCAAAAAAGAATGGTGGTTTAAGTAAACAATTTA